TAAAGGTATTCACTTTGCTGATTATGCAACGTCAGGCAACCCTTCAAGTAATCTTTTGGACGACTATGAAGAAGGAACTTTTAGTCCTAATTCATCTGAAGGTATGGGTACTGTTTATCATGGAAGTTATACAAAAATTGGTCGTGTAGTTCATGTCACTTTTTATGTTAATGCACCAACATCAACCAGTACTAATGCTTTTGTAATTAATAACTTACCATTTACACTTATAGGTAGTTCTCATTACGCCATAGGCAGTTGTTATACACAGTTAACATCTACTACTTATGTATTTTTACAAGCCAACCAAAATTCTACTCAGTTGAATGTTCTAAAAAATGTTGGAGATGGTGTTACATTTGCAAATTTAAGTGGTGGTTATGTACTAGGTAGTATTACATACATGGCATCATAGACCGAGCTAAGTCTATAAACTAAGCCTAAAACTGTTTATATCGGAGATATATCCTAATGGCATTAGCCGAATCAATCGAATACGACAAGATAGAAGTTGTCGGTCAATATAAAGCGGTACAAGTCCGCAAAGCAACAGTCATCAAAAAAGATGGCAAAGAATTAACAAGATCTTTTGAAAGATATGTATTACATCCAGACTCAGACATAAGCGGAGAACCAGCAGAGATTCAATCAATATGTAATGCAGCTTGGACAGACGCTGTAAAAGCAGCTTGGACAGAATTTCAAAAAACACAAACACCCGCCCCTGGAGCATAAATGACAATCACCAAAACTTGGGAAGTTAACACCCTACAAAGAGAACTTGCAGATGGATATGTAAATAAAGTTATCTATCGTGTGATAGGTACTGACGGTACATACTCTACAAGAGCTACTGGAGAAGTAGATTTAGAAAAACCAGAAACACTTGTACCTTATAAAGACCTTACAGAAGAAACTGTAATAGGTTGGGTAAAAGCAAAATTAGAAGCACAAGAGTCTGGTTCTGTAGCAAAAATTGAAAAAGCTATAGATGCAAATATAAGTTTACAAAAAACACCTACACATGGTACTGGCACTCCTTGGGCATAAGTGGATATACCCATTATTAAATTGCCTAACGTAGAAAAAATAGAAACAATATCTATACCTTTACCCACCGCTGACGTTCCTAGTTATGTACCCTTAGTTGTACCTCCAAGTAATCTTAGAGAACCAGAGGGTACACAACCAGAAGCTACAGAAGAAGCACCTACTGGCATAAGGCAAATTGATATACCTATTATTGATGTCAAAATGCCTTTACCAGAAAACGAAATACTTATAACGGCTTCTACTACAGCAGTCGTTTCTGTAGCTGCAACACTAACAGCAACAGCAGCCTTTAAATGGGTTGTAACTGCAATGAAACCTATACTGAAAACAGCATGGAAGAAGATAAGGTCATCAAAGGACAACCCAAAAGTTTCCTTAAACAACTAAAAGAAAATGTAGACGACCATGATGAACAGATGCAAATACTAGGTGCAATGGTGCGTTTAGGAGTTGTTATCTGGAGTGGATTTATAATTACTCTTAATTATGTAGAGCTACCTATGGTTAGAAAACCTGTAGGTGCATCGTCTGATATCACTTTTGTAGCCAGCATTTTTACGGGAGCACTTTCAACTTTCGGCTGGTCTGCTGGTAACAAAAAATCAAAAGAAGATAAACCAAAACAATGAAAAAAATTATCATTTTGTTAGCCTTGTTATCACCCAGCATAGCTAGAGCAAATGTCGTAACCCCTCAGTTTACTACAGGGTCGATGAATAGTACGACTACTACTACACAAACAATTGTCGAAACAGAACAGCGTCAGGTGTTTGGAGCTGCCGTAAATACCTGGAGTGGTAGTAATATATCAGCAGCAGCTAGTGCTGGAATAGCTGGAGGCGATGCTGTATTTACTGTAACTGACAATACATTACCTTGGAACTTAGAAGTAACAACCAGAGCAGCTGGCGTAGTAGAACAATGGGATACTACAAGAAACTATACAATAAACTCTACTACTACATCGCTGTCTGTATTCTCACAGTAGGACCAGCGTTAGCAGAAGGAGACACTAATAATAGTAGCAATCCTGTAGCTGCGGCCACTGGAAATGTTACTAATCAAGCTGTACAATTTCAAAATAATGGAGCGTCTTCAAGACAATCATACGGACCTTCTATACAATGTAATGGCAGCACAATGACTTTCAGTCCTTTTTATATGGGTAACCATGTAAACCCCTACTCAGCAGACGAAGATACACGAGAACTGTATCCTTCAAGCTATCAGCTAAATGAAAACTGGGGTTTTCAAGTAAATTTTATGGTGCCACTTGACAGAGAGGGTTTAAAACAATGCAAAGATATAGCTAAACGACAAGAAGAGAAAATGCGTTTAGACTATGAACTTGTTCGTGCATTAAAATGTGCAGAACTACAACAAAAGGGCTTTACAATCCGCCCTGGGACAAGAGTTTACGGATTATGTTCCGACATTGTTCCTATACAATCATTATTACCAAAAAAAGATGTTAGCACTACTAAAACCAATCGTTTTAACCTTTTTAAAAAGCGATAAATTTAAATTTTTTATCGTGGATATCCTAGAAAAACTTGTAGAGCAGAGTGACAATAGTCTTGATGACAAAGTTTTAGCTATGGTTAAGAAAGGATTAGACATAGAATAATGGCTACAGAAAAAGAACTAAAAGAATACAACGATTTTTTAGGTAAACATTTAAAAAGATTTACTGGCAACAATAAAGTTCCAACTTTTCAACATTGGAAAAAAACAAAAGGGTCTAAAGGTTTAGTCAAGAAGAAAACCAAACCTAGAATTAAAAAAAAAGCATGAACAAAGCAACTGAATCACAGTTTAACGAACTGCATCAGTTGGTCACACAAGAGTTTTTAGATAGAGTTAAGGGTGGTGAGGCAACTACCCAAGATTTAAAAGCAGCCTGTGATTGGCTGAAAGCAAATGATATAAGCGGTGTTGCATACGAAGGCAACCCATTAGCAAAATTAGCAAACGTATTACCTGAAGTAGACCCAGATCTAGTTCAAAGGAGATTATATGGCAGAAACCGCTGAATATTATCGTAAAAATAAAAAAGCTAGACAGAAACGTTTAGTTCAGCAAACTAAATACAATAAAACTGAAAAGGGTAAAAGCATTATTAGAAATGCACAAAAGCTTCGAGCTAAGTTAGAGATACCAAAAGGTTCCAAAATGGATGCAGCCCACTATAAAGGCAGCAAAACCAGTGGCAGACCACAACACAGATCTAAAAACAGACAAAGCAGAACTAAAAAATGACCCCTTTACTACCTAGTCCAGAACATTACTTACACAACTTAATAACCATGACAAGTTCAGAATCTAAACGGCTCTGGAGAAGAGCTATTAAAGAGCACTTCAATTGTACATGTGTTTATTGCGGAGGAAATTATGAATTACACGAACTTACACTTGACCATGTCAAGCCTAGAACACTTGGCGGAGAAGATTTACAATCAAATCTTGTACCCGCATGTAGAAAATGTAATCAGGATAAAGGTAGTATGAACTGGCTGTATTGGATGCGTAGCACGTTTGGACACATCCCACAGCGAGAGAAAAGAATATTAGATCATATTGCATATGAGTGACGTTTTAACCGCCTTACAGGGCGATTTTAAGCTGTTTCTGCAAGCTTTGTGGGACCAGCTTGATCTACCCCAACCTACTAGAGCACAATATGCCATTGCAGACTACTTACAATCAGGACCCAAGAGACTCCAGATTCAAGCTTTTCGAGGTGTTGGTAAATCTTGGATTACTGGTGCTTTTGTGTTATGGACCTTGTTTAAAGATCCAGAAAAAAAGATAATGATTATATCTGCATCTAAAGAAAGAGCAGATAACATGTCTATATTTTTACAAAAACTAATTATAGAGACACAGTGGCTCAAGCATCTACAGCCTAAAAGTGATGATGCACGTTGGTCACGTATATCATTTGATGTTAACTGTGCACCTCACCAGGCACCCTCAGTAAAGTCTGTGGGTATCACTGGTCAGTTAACTGGATCAAGAGCTGACCTCATGATTCTAGATGATATAGAAGTACCAGGAAATAGTATGACTGAACTGATGAGAGAAAAACTCTTACAGCTCTGTACTGAAGCCGAATCTATTCTTACACCTAATGATGATAGTCGCATTATGTATCTGGGAACACCCCAGACTACTTTCACAGTATATAGAAAACTTGCTGAACGGAACTACCGTCCCTTTGTATGGCCAGCTCGTTTTCCTAAAGATTCAACGCCATACGAGGGACTACTAGCACCACAACTACAGGAAGACATTGACAATGGAGCATCAGCTGGAGACTGCACAGATCCAGACAGATTTAGTGACGAGGATCTCCTACAAAGAGAAGCAGCAATGGGACGTAGTAATTTTATGCTACAGTTTCAACTTGACACAACTCTTAGTGACGCTGAGAAGTTCCCTCTTAAAATGGCTGACCTCATTGTTACTAGTGTTAATCCTACTAAAGCACCCGACAATGTTATATGGTGCTCCGATCCCAGAAACGTCCTTAAAGACTTACCTACCGTTGGACTTCCAGGAGATTATTTCTATTCGCCTATGCAACTGCAAGGAGAATGGACAGAGTATGATGAAACAATCTGCTCCGTTGACCCATCAGGGCGAGGAACAGATGAAACTGCTGCTGCCTATATATCCCAAAAAAACGGGTTCCTCTATTTGCATGAAATGCGAGCATACAGAGATGGGTACAGTGATAATACCTTGCTCGATATCCTTAAAGGTTGCAAAAAGTATAACGTTACAACATTGGTTATCGAAACAAACTTCGGAGATGGTATCGTAAGTGAATTATTTAAAAAACATATACAACAGACAAAACAACAGATTCTTATTGATGAGGTTCGTGCAAATGTTCGGAAGGAAGACAGAATCATTGACTCGCTTGAACCTATTCTTAACCAGCATCGTCTTATTGTTGACCGTGGGGTTATTGAGTGGGATTACAGCTCGAACAAAGACAGTGCACCTGAAAGTAGGCTCCTCTATATGCTCTTTTACCAGATGAGTCGTATGTGTCGTATGAAGTTTGCAGTGAGACATGATGACAGAATAGACTGTCTAGCTCAAGGCGTTAAATACTTTA